TTCACGAACCTCCTTCATAGTCAGGTCTTCTTCATACTTCCAGAAACCATTTCTAGCAGTAGACTCAAGATTTAAGTCAATTGAACCAAGTGCTTCCATATCACTGTGTCCCCAAGGAGGCATATTATCCTCCGTATTAAATGAAATTGTATCGTCACTCATAGATGAAATCGGCGCATTGATATTGAGAGTATTCCCAAAGTCGAGATAATCTTCTTCGAGAATTGGTCGGTCGTCTGCTAACGGACGACCATCATGGTTAAAGTAGTCCATTTGTTCTTCACTAGATCCATACATTTTGTCGTAAAGCAAACTCCAAGAATTAGTCATAATAAACCTCTGTTATTATATCAGAAATTGGGTTCAGAGTCAAGTTCATCATCAGATGTCATTTCAAAGTCGGCATCAATCTTATCATAAAGTTCAATAAATGACTGCTTGGTCTCATCATCAAATCGTGCAGTACATACATCAATTGCCTTTTCTTTATTATCAAAGATACTATAAGCACGAATGATATGCACTAAACGACGGGTGCTGATCACCTCATCAATACCACCATCATAGAAGGTCTTGCGGATAATGTCAGCCCAATCGACTAAACGAGACAAGAAGTTATCATCATCAACATTAAGAGTATGGGCAACCTTAGAAAGAATCTTTGCTTCACTTGTAGGAGAAGGATATGCCTGCTCAAAGGTTACAGGGAATCGTTCTAGGAAGGCTTCGTTGAGGACATTTGTGCCGATAAAACGACCGTCATCAGAACCCTTACCTTTAGTATTAGCAGTAGCAACTACTTGAAATCCTTCAGCAGGTTTAATAACCTTTCCAATCTTCTTAAGGAAGACACCCTTACCTTCTAGAATGGATTGAAGACACAAAATTTTATTAGATGCCAGGTCGATTTCGTCAAGGAGAAGTACAGCACCTCGTTCAAGTGCTTCAATGACTGGGCCATTGTGCCAGACGGTGTTTCCATCAATAAGTCGAAAACCACCAATAAGATCATCCTCATCAGTCTCGATAGTAATGTTTACTCGAATGAGTTCTCGTCCCAATTGAGCACATGCTTGCTCCACAGAGAACGTCTTACCATTACCTGAAAGACCCGTAATGAACGTAGGGTAAAATAGATTGGACTTAATAATTTTTTTAATATCACTAAAGTTACCAAACTGGACGAAGGTATCATCTTTTGTAGGAATAAGATTTTGCTCTACAGCAGGAAGTGCAGCAGGAGAATTGTAGGTCACTTCTAGTTCCCGAATAGTTTCCTTTACAACTTCCAAATTCCACTTACCACGACCAACCTTACGGTCAGATAGTTTACTGGTGGCAGTCTGATAATTTACACCACTCATTGCACACCATGCACGAATATCAGAAGAAGTGACATTGTTACCGTAAAGTGCCTGAAGTGAAGTGACAACGTATTCTGGAGACATGGACATGCGTTTCGTTTGAACTGAAGTTATTATAGTATAGAACTCTGGTCAGTTTCGTCATCAGAGGACAGTTTAGAAAGTGGTATTCCTTTATGTTTTAACATGCAAGCACTCCGTGCCCATGCCCTAGAAAGACTAGTGACATCAGCACAGAGTGTGTCAAATTTACCACAATAAGGACAAGATCTCTTAGTCATGCAATCAATGAAACAAACTCATTCAAAACTTTTTTATTGGACTTCTTAGTTTTCAAAGACTTGACAAAAGCAGATTTGATCTTTGCCTTTGTTGCACCATCATCTACTTCAAAGTCTGTTTGGCTGGATAAATCAGAACTAGCAAGTCCAATATAAGTATCATAACCAGAATTTTTAATCATGACGCAACGTTCTTTCTTCCATTTAATTTTCATAGATTCAATTTCTTCCCAAGAACTTCCATGAAGACGAATGAAAGATCCAGAATCACCTTTTGAAAGGACACGAATACCTACAAAATTCGTATTTGGAAAACTATCCTTAAGATTAGTTAACATTAAATTAGTAAATGAAACGTATGCTGATTCGTGATAATTAGTGACTTTGTAAGTTGTACCAATCTTACGATCACGAATATAGCAATTGGCATTGAGACGTGCAGTTCCAATTCGTTTTTCTTGATTTGGATACTCAACAGCAACATGACGATTTAATGGTCCTGCCTCACCATCAGTAAGAACAATGCACTGAACTTTTTCAAGAGAGTATTGTTTCTTAAAGGTGGGAATAATATTATGAAGAGAAATGAGTGCTTCATTTAAAGGAGTACCAGATAGACCCACACGAATAGGAACTGGATAACCAACATATTTAGTTTGTGCAAATGCAATTCGGAACATAGTATGCATTTGCTTATCAAGAATACGATTACTTACGTTACTAGTAAGAATATTCATCATCGAGAATACATCAGAAACTTGAAGTAATCCATCCTCCTTTTCATAATGAGGTTCTGGGTAAATTAGTTTTCCCATACTATCATAATTTCCACATCTAAAATCATTAGTAAATGCATAAACATCAAACGGAATTGATACCTTACGGCAGAACCAAATTAGATTAAACAGTTGCTTCATAGTATCAAGCATCACGGTTCCCATAGAACCAGACCAGTCAAGAACAAATAGAAGACCATGATTCTTGCCATCAGGAAGAACAGTTACTTTCCTGAAAAGATCTTCATTATACTTGTAAGTGTGTAACTTAGCAGTATCAAGAACACCAGTCTTAGATACAGAAGCACGAGAATATGCAGCAGCAGACTTGCGGCATTCAAATTCTTTGACGAGATAGTTTACTTCTTTCTGTGCTGATTTTTTAAAGTCTGTGTATGAAATGTCTGCCCAATCAAAATGACGTAGGTCTCCACCATCATTTTCATAATTAGACCAAAATGTATTGATGTGATCATGAATGTCAGAATTAGTTGAAATTACTGTTTTTAAATCTAAATCTGGAATATTTAAATAAGTTAGTTCACTATATGGATTATCTGCTCCACGATCATCAATGAGATCACTAATAGAATCTTCAAGATTCTCAGCAGTTTTTACCTCAAGACTAGAAGATCCACCACCAGAAGATGGTGATTCAATCTCTGGCATTGAATCTTCACCAGATTCACCTTCAGAAGACTCAGTTGATTCTGTGTCTAGTTCACCATCACTAGACTCAGAAGTATTTTGATTTTCAGAAGAACTCGAAGATCCTTGAGTAGGAGCAAGTGAAACCTCACTCAGGTTTTCCTCTTGATTTTTCTTACAAAAGTTGTATAGTTCTTCGGCAACAATCAGAACATCAGCAAAGGTTTCACAATCAGCAATCATATTGATAATTTCCATCTCCTTTCCTCTCTGAATAGGAATGTTGACAAAATTACCAATTTTAAACCAAAGGTTTGCACGATCTGCAAGATTCATTGAAGGAATATTTTCGTTCTCTAGTGCAAAGAAATCTTCCTCAGAAAGTTCCTCGTAACCACGATAAAATGTTTTAGCAAGTCCAGCATACTTGCGTTTCATAAGTTTCTCAATTCGGGCATCTTCCACAACATTGACAAACTGTTTAGGAGTATCCCAATCCCATTCATCGGGAGTAAAGAGGGCATGTCCAACTTCGTGGGCAACCAACATATCAAAAACACACTCAGATGCTTTCTTCCACATAGGAAGTGTCAGAACCCGAGTGTGTACATTGAACATTGCAGTCTCAACATGACGATGCTCAACAATCAAATCTTCCGTAGCAAGAAGTTTGGCAAGTTGACTCTTCACTTCAAAGTTGATGGACATGCCTGTTTGTCTTAGATGTACCTATTATAAAGGCAATACAGCCTTCGACTTCGATTTCTGTACCAGTTTATGAACCGTCACAGGATCGTTCTTGTGTCTAAGTCTATGACAATTAGAACAGATCAAGACACATTTATCAATTTCTGCTTGGACAATATCCATAGAGTACCCGTCTCGGAGTAACATACGGATTTCATCTTTTTTCAATTCTGGTTGCTCATGATGAAAATCCATACAAATTGGATCATATGTATTTCCACAATCTTGACAAGGTTTTCCAGTTTTATAATTGGTCAACCATTGCATTCTCGCAAGGACTTTAGATTTTCTTGTTCTTTTTGGCATTTTATAGTTCGTATTATTTTAGATTTGGATATAGAAATTGATAATACCAAGAGTAATCTCTCAATATTTTATGTTGAGATTTCCGTTTTATCAACGGAAACTCGTATGTTTCTTTTT